CAGCGCAGCGAATAGGCATTCATTGATCGCCCACGCGCTGTTTCTCAGTCCACAGGGATCGGCGCCGTAATCGACTGGGTTTGAAGAAGGCATACTATTCGGAGAGTAACGGGCAGGCAACGCGGCTCAGATCGCCATAGATATCTTCCTGAAGGCGTTGAGCAACCATTGCCACGCGCTTGAGCCGGAAGCGGCCAGTGTTCACGTAGCGCAACTGGAACTCGTAACCATCACGAGTAAACCCTCCGGTCTGCACGTCACACTTGTCCGGAGGCTGCGGGAGGGCAATGCGCGATCTGGCTGGCGGCTGGTAGTATTTGACCTCTTGGCAGTTAATCACCGCAGGAGGGCAGGAAATCTCGCCCGGCTCGCAGTTGCGGTACTTGGCGCAGTCTTTAATCTCGGCCCATGGTTGCCAGCACTCGCCCTCGTTAGCCTTGAAGTAGACCTTGGCTTCGATATTGCCCATCACCTGGTCGTACCACTGCTCGGCGCTAACTAGGCGCTTCTTGTTTGTGGGTTCACCAAATGTCAGTGAGCGGGTCTCAATGGTCCAGTCAATCGGTACATCATCGAACCCATCAAAGTCAAACTGGCCGTTCTTGGTGACCTCAAAGAGACCGATGTCCCCTTGATTCAGTCCAAACATGAAGCAGCGTTCTTGCTTCTGGATTCGGATTGTCAGCATCTGGAATACATCAACTCCAGTCCAGACCCCCTCCCATGCCGGCGGGAGTTTTCGGCCCATGCCCGAGACAAGATCAAAGTCCAGCACTACGACCCCTCGGTGTATGATACCTCGGTTGTTGACCTTCTGGGGCTGAATGGTCATCAGCAACCGATTGTCGAAGTTCACGGAGCTAGCAGCCGTCAGGTAAAAATCCGTGTCGTAAGCCAGCGCACGGGTCACCTGCCGGCTGATCGGAGTATTTCCAAACTCAGAGAAGTCGCGCCTGGCGTAGATCAACGAGCGAATGCCGTCCTGAGCGCGGAAGAATAGATCACCGTTCACCGGCACGATGGATTCGTGGTTGAACGATCCGAAGTTCAGAAGCGCGAATCGCTGGATTGGATAATTGAGATCCTTCCAAACATCCCGGTCCACAGGCGCGTTAAACGCGTAAGTGGCGGTCGGGGTGAACACCAGCAGGTCGCCGTCGCCAAGGGACGTGTCCAGGTTGGCCGCGAATGCCAACCCTGTGATCGGGCCGCTTGAGACCGCAAAGGCGCCGCCTTCATTGATGAATGTGTTCTCGGTAAATCGAATCACGCTGTCCCGGCCATAAGCGGGATCGCCGTAGACCAAGTCTCCACCGTAGTATTCCGATCCATTGGCAACCCATAGGCGACCTTTTCCGTATGCCATCGGGCCACCTGTTGGCACTTCTTCTCCAGTTGCTCGACGCAATGTGGAACCGTCAAACAGATACGGTTGATTCTGAGTGTCTTGGACGATCATCCAATTCTCAGCCTGCTGAAAATAAACGTGTAAAATCTGAGGATTATTGGCCGCTAGCTGGTAGGCATTGAATGTTGGGCCAAGCAACGGACCTGCGTCAACTCCCGGTGAGTACGTGGTAAATGTCGTTAGGCTTGGGGTAGTCTGAACCAGAAAATCTCCGAAAAATCCCTGCGGAAAAGACGCACCTGGAGGTTCAGGAAGCCGTACCACCATGCCGGGCGATAGCCCGTGAGGCGCTCCGCAAACGTAGGTAGCGACGTTAGATACTCGACCGCGAGTTTGAATCTGAAACTGAAAATTGATTGGCGTTATGTCTGTAACGCTGAATCCGGCGTTGATGTCGATCTGGAAGACTTTGCCTCCAATCGACACAAAAATGTAAGGGTCTTCGTTGTCGGCAGTGTAGGTTCCGCATCCCTGAAAAAACCCCTCTTTGAACGCCGATTGCACCGCAGCGTTGTAGTAGCCTCCGTTGTAGAGAACGGTTGGATCGGCAAACTTCAGCAGTTTGGTCCAAATTCCAGGTCGCGCTTTCGGGAATCCTCCGCGCACCGTCGTGTTCACCGCCCATGCTAGCTGGTTCGGTTGAATGAGTGAGGGCGAAAAACCGCTATCCACCCCACCTTCAGCGGTGAGGAGGCCATCTACTATGCGATTTTTTTCTGCGACCATGACGCTTGAACGTATTGAAAGGCCGCAGCAGCATTCCCGCAAGATGAATGAAAGCCCAGATTACCTGTCTATACCGTGGCGTACAAAAGACCGCTTTCTCATCGAAGCCGAAATGGTTCGTCGCGGCGGTTACATAATGTCCGGTGGCGTCAAGTACGGATGTGGGAAATATCATCACTTCAAAGCGGCCATGACGGCGCTTTGGCCTCACTTCGATTGGCACATCTGGTCTGACCTGCTAATCAAGACTTTCGCGGAAAATCAAGAGGTTGGAATCATGGGCCCAGGATCATCTGGCAAGACCTACACCTCCGCAGCTTTCGGGCTTTGTACGTTCTACATCTACCCGACTGGCACCTCAATCATCATGTCGTCAACGACGCGTGAGGGTCTCCAGCTGCGAATCTGGGGCTCGATCAAGGAGTTGCACAACAAGGCAAAGGCGCGGCGGGAGTGGCTTCCTGGGCGCGTTATCGAGAGCCGATTTATCCTGACCAGTTCTGACCAAGACGCCGAGGCGCAGGACTTCCGCGACGGAATCATTGGTGTAGCGTGCAAGGTCGGCGGCACGTTCGTTGGCCTCTCGAACTACGTCGGGCTCAAGAACGACCGAGTGATGCTGATTGCAGACGAGGCGTCTCTTATGAGCCGAGGGTTCCTCGATTCAGTCGCCAACCTTCGCAAGAATCCTGAGTTCAAGCTGATCGCGATGGGGAATCCCAAGGATCGCAACGACGCGCTTGGGGTTGTCTGTGAGCCGCACTCTACGATGGGCGGCTGGGAAGGCATTGAATACCTTGAGCAGACACGCACCTGGAGAACGCGGGCGCCAGGAGGGGTTGCTGTCCAGCTGTGCGGGTACGACACGCCGAACGCGAAGTTTCCGAAAGGAACCAATCCGTACCGAGGCATTATCACTCCGGAGCAGATTCAGGCGGACTTGGATTACTACGGCCGAGATTCGTTGCAGTTCTCGATGATGAACCTCGGGCTGCTGCCCCGAGACGGCGGTACGCGGCGCGTGGTCACTATGTCGCTGTGTGAGCAGAACCAGGCGTTCGATGAAATCGTGTGGCAGGGCGCCGACAAGATCACGCGAATCATCGGGATCGACGCGGCGTACTCAGGCATCGGTGGTGACCGATGCGTTATGATCGACCTTCAGTACGGCCCGGACAGCACTGGACGCATCGTGCTAGCATTTGCTGAGGCCCCGATCGTAATCCCTGTGACGGCCGTCAAAGCGCAGCAGGCGGAGGAGCAGATTGCCGAGTACGTGCTTCTCTACTGCAAGCAGCGCAACATCCCGCCTAATCAGGTGGGATTCGATTCCACTGGACGCGGCACGCTGATGTCTGCGTTCGCCCGCCTGTGGTCACCCGAGGTGGTGCCGATCGAGTTTGGCGGTCGCCCGACAGATCGTCCTGTTCGCAAGGGTGATCCGAAGACTGAGCGTGAAGCCTACGGAAAGATGGTCACAGCCCTCTGGTATTCGTCGCGCCTGCTGATCGAATCCAAGCAGCTGAGGAAACTTCCCCGGGAAGTCGCCGAGGAAGGGTCAATGCGCGAATGGGGAATCTCCCGCACTGGTTTGATCGACGTGGAGCCCAAGCACAAAACCAAGGAACGCATGGGTCGATCCCCTGATTTATGGGACTCTTTCGTGGTCGCACTCGAAATGGCTCGCAGAACGGGATTTGAGATTGCAGGCGGGCAAGGGGTTGGTATTGTCAAGCGACAGACACCAAAGTGGCTGACACGTCTGTCAGATAAGCGTCGCACGATGGATACTGAGCATTCGCTAACCTATTCCTAACCTTATGGCATCATTCAACAAAGTCATCCTGATCGGCAACCTCACCCGAGACGTAGAACTCAAGTACCTTCCGAAAGGGACTGCCGTTTGCAACCTGAGCTTGGCGGTCAATCGCCGCTGGAAGACCGAGGCTGGTGAGGAAAAGGAAGACGTGTACTTTGCTGAGTGCAAGGCGTTCGGTAAGCAGGCCGAGACGATCGCTCAATACGTCAAGAAAGGTCACCCGCTGTTGGTTGAGGGACGCCTGACCCGGGAAGAGTGGGACGACAAGAAGACCGGAGACAAGCGGTCTACCACGCGGATTATGATCGAAACCTTCCAGTTCCTTAAGGGACGTGATGAAGGTGACGCGCCGGCTCCGAGGGCTCAGGCCCCGGCCGCCCCGAAGCCTGATCTCGACGCCGATGATCTGCCGTTTTAAAAATCAGGCAGCATGAATTACAACACGTTTCCAAACGGTGGATGGCAGTTCTACGAACCCGCAACCAAGTGGACCGCGCCAAACCCGATGAATTACGATTTTCATTCGATGGCGCGATTGATCCAGCAGCACAGGATTGCCAACCACCTTCCATCGTCATTTGAACAAGCGGTGAGTGATCTGGAAGCCTACACAAAAGCTCGTTTTCCCCAGCAAACAACAACTCAATCCACTCAAACCAATGCTCAACCAAGGGTATCAGGCTGTCGCTCGTGCGGTGGAAAGGGTTAAAAACACAGCGCAAGGCGTCAGGATTCTTGCGGAATGGTTGGGCGATGGCGGTATTCCCGTTGATCGCTCAGTAGCGCAGCATCGTCTTGATACGTGTCTGCACTGCCTGCACAACAAACCTACCAAGCCAGACGCAATCGAGAAAACTGTCGCTGAGGTTATCATTGAGCAGGAGCAACTGCGCCACGACATGGCTATGATCCTTCAAGGTGAGTCTAATGCTGGCACCTGCGAAGTCTGCGGCTGCTACCTGAAGCTCAAGGTCTGGGTGCCATTGAGTTACCTAGGCGATCGTGAAATGCCTGATAAATGCTGGATTTCGCAGGAACGGAAAGCAATCTGAGATCAATATGAGTTTCAAAGAACCAAGTAGAGTCTGGAATGTTGTTAGTGCGATGCTAGAGGCTGAACAGCCTCGTTCTCGCAATCGCGCTCGCATTAACGCTACCTTTAACGGTAATCCTCCATACAGCGAAGAGGAGGCTCGCGACAATAAGATCCAGACAAACGTCAACTTTCTGGAAGGTACGCGCATCATTCATGCGGCACGCCAGCAGTTTACGAACGCGTTCCTGAAGCCTCAGAATTACTTTTCTGTGGGCCTCGATACCGGCCCTCGGGATAAGCGCACTGAGTGGGGCAACATCATCACGAAGCAGTTGAACCGCGTGATGAAGCGGTCTCCGAAGTATTCCACGGTCTTGGAATCTCAGTTTGCTGCGACGGTTCTTCACGGCATTGGGCCGGTGACGTGGCTGCGTGATCGTGAATGGTGCCCTTCGGCCCGTGGAACTGAAGACATTCTGGTTCCCACGAACACGCTGACCACGATGGAGAATATGTCGCACTTCGCGATCTACACCTCCTTCACAGCTGCGGACCTAATCCGCATGACTCGCGGTGAGAACGTCGATCCCGGTTGGAACCTGAAGCTGGTGAACGAACTGCTGGCTGCGATGATTCAGCGCGAGGCTACGAGTCTCCAGGTGAACGACTGGTCCGGCCAATACTTCCCTGAAAAGATTGAGGAAGACTTCAAGGAGAACTCTGGTTACTGGGGCTCCGATGCGACTCCAGTGCTGCGGTGCTACGATTTCTACTTCCTAGACACGACCAGCGACGATCCTTCCTGGCGCCGCCGCATCATCGTTGACCAGTACAACAGCGGCATCGGTAATATGCAGACCGCTGGCGAATGGCTCTTCAATGCCGGCGACCGCTGCTACGGCCGGGATATCTTCGAGCTGATGCACATCCAGTTTGCTGATGGCGCGGTGGTTCCCCCGTTCCGATGGCACTCGGTGCGTTCCCTTGGCTACCTGCTTTATGCGGTGTGCCACCTCCAGAATCGCCTGCGCTGTAAGTTCACCGACTCCGTTTTTGAGCAGATGCTCTGGCTCTTCCGTAATGTCGCCGATGGTGACATGGAACGGATGGAGAAGATCGATCTAGTGAACATGGGCGTGATTCCCGAGGGCCTCTCCTGGGTTCCGCAGTCTGAGCGTCACGTTGTCGATTACCCGATGCTGTCTGGCGCTATGGCGATGCACCGACAGATCATGTCTGAATCAAGTGCTGCCTACACGCAGGACGTGAATGACGGATCATCGAAGGAGCTGACCGCTACCGAGGTTATGGCTCGCGTGAACAACGCCAACGCGCTGATGGGCTCAATGCTTACACGCGCCTACACGCAGCAGAATTTCCAGTACCGTGAGATCGCTCGCCGGTTCTGCACGATCGACCATCCCGACTGCAAACAGTTCCGCCGCAAGTGCGAGGCGGACGGAGTCGATCCCTCCGTCTGGAGCAACCTCGACGCATGGGACATCATGCCCGAGCGCGTCATGGGTTCCGGCAACAAGATGCTGGAGATCGCTCAGGCTGACCGCCTGATGGCTATCCGGCCGCTGCTAGCTCCGGATTCTCAGGCCGAGGTCGTGCATATGTACGTCGAAGCTAACACTGATGATCCCCTCCTGGCGAATCGCTTGGCTCCGATCGACAACAAGCCGGTCTCCCCGGCTGTCGAACGCGCTACCCTGGCGTGGGGCACGCTTATCGACGGTCAACCTGTCGTTATCGCAAGCGCGCTCAATCGCCCCGAGTACATCCAGACGCTGCTTCAGATGCTTGGTGGCGCCATTGGCCGCATTGAAAAGGAAGGTGGCGGCATGACCACGATGGACCGCGTGCTGGGATTGGCCAACGTAATCCAGCATATCCAGGAGCAGATTCAGTTGATCTCTCAGGACCCGGGCCAGGAGCAGAACATCAAGCTCTACAACGACGGCATCGGCCAGGCTTCAAACTACATCAAGGGCTACGTGCAGCGCCTTCAAGAGCAGGCTCAAGCTCAGGCCGAAGCCGGCGCAGCTGGCAACGGAATGGATCCCGAGACGGCTGCAAAGATCCAGGCGATGCTCATCACCGCGCAGTCCAAGTCGCAGATCGCTGCGGCAAACTCCGAACAGAAGCGGACTCAGAAGCAGGTCGCGTTCGATCAAGATCAGCAGCGCAAGAATGCTAGCACGATCGCTGAGGCTCAGCGTAAAGGCGCTCTGACTCGCGCAGACATTGCTGCCATGGATCTCAAGACTCAGGCCAATATTCTCAACCAATGA